ATCGCCCGCATCTTCTGCATGGCTTCCGCAGTCCTGGTCAAGTTGACTTCCTCACGCAACTGTTCCCGCGCTGCGCGGACAGCAGCACGATCCCCGCGCTTCCGCGCCTGGTCCACATCGCCTTTCAGGTTCCTGAATTTGTCAAGCTCGTCATAGAAGTCATTGATGGGCTGGGCATTTATGCCGGGATGGCGCAGGAAGAAGCTGCCGAAGAACGGAGTATTAGCCCAGTCAGATGGCGGCTTGTTGTCCTTTACAACGGCATCCATTATGCGCATGATTTCTTTGCCGCCTGTACCGGTGAATGTCTCCAGGATGTGCTCAATCATTATAGGCGTCACATCGGCAACATCGAGGCCGGGTTCCCCAATCCAGCGCGATATGGACTTTGCTGTTTCAGAAGTCCACGGTTGATATGCATTGTAGCCGCTGACGTTCTCAAAGCGAGCCGGTACAACCGGGCGGCCAAATCCGAAGTCGTAGTTGGACGCGCCTTCGAGCACTGCATTGATCGCAGGGTTGTCTAAGACTGGGGCAGCACCCGTGAAGCTGAACGCAACATTGTATGCCCAGTCCTTGAATGCCCGTGGGTCTTTCTCACGAAGATGCGCCATGATGCGATGCACAGGAGAGATGAATACAGCACCTATACCCTGTGGCACCGGCAAAGTGAAATTGTTAAGCTCACCATTCCAGGGAACAGGAATATACATGAAGTTGTCAGCCATCTTGCGATCACGATTGCGCTGACGGCTCGGTTCCGGCACGTTGTACCAGTCTTCCAAGACTTCGGTGAGAGCGTACATTCCAATAGCTGTCATCGTCATGTACTTCATGCCGCGAAGACCGAAGCCTGTAGGATCATTCTTCAACGCCTTCACAACACTGTCTACACCGGCACGCTGGAAACCAGTCCAGAACGGAGTGATAGAAGCAACCTGGTTCATGACAGTTGACATACTTCTTTCTGCAAAGTCACCACCAAACACGCGAGCCATATCAGCGGCACCCATAGCGCCAAACTCTTTCCGTGCGCCAGTGTAGGTTCCGCCAATGCGGATTGTACTGTCCATCATTCGGAGGCCGCGATACAGGAATTGGACAGGATGCGATACACCATTGATGACGCCACCCATGAAGCCAGTGTGCTCCATGTGGGTGTATGAATTCAGCAACGCGTCGAACTGGGGCGCAATCAATCCGCCGACGACAGCACCATTCAAAGTCGCTTCGTCATACTTGCCCTTGCCACGAGCCAGGTTGTCACCGCCCGTGATCTTACCATGCGCTGCTGTATCAACCAGGTCGAAGGCACCACGCATGAGGTTGACGTATGGAGCGCCGCCGTACTTCGTCAGAGTAGCGTGACCGAACGCATCGCGTACCACCATGCGGTAAACATACGATGGCATAGTCGTAATTGTGAAGCGTGCGAACTGCGCCGCCTTCGTGAAGAAGGTGACAGCAACATCACGTTCGAAGACGTTCTTACTGAGCAACGATTTCAGGAATACATCGCGTCCCTCGAAATCCGGAACTGTATAAGACTTCTGGCGACCATCCTCGTAGTAGATGATTTCGGCATCGCCTTCCTTGAAGTCGAAGAACTTCTTGTCCACGACTGGGGCACCATCTTCATCGAGGGTGACAGTTGCAGGCTTCTTTGTCTTCGGATCGTAGACAACAACGTCTTTGCCAGGAGCCTTGAAAAACTTCTGCAACTCACGGACAGCATTCAGCCGCGTCATGTTCGCACTGTTGAACCGCTCGCGTGCCTGGAGAACTTCCATTGTGGACAGGAATTGATCCTTCAATACGAAGTCGTGACCCTTCGCTTTCTTGAACAGGCGCTTGAGTTTGCTGCCGCCCACGACTTTATCAAGCGCTATGAAGACCTTCTGTGGGAAGTAATGCGGACGTTCCAGCTTGAATTTGAAGAAGCCATCGTCATTCAAGCCGCCATGCGACATGACACCGAACAAGCTATCGTCCATCATGCGCTGATACAGATGCGCCAGTTCACGATAGGTTTCCCGTTCCTTGGCCGGAACCTTGCTTTCGATTTCAAGTGCTTCCTTAAGCGTTGTCGTTGTCTTCTTGCCCAACTTGATCAGGTCGAAAGTCGATTGTGCTTGCAGGAACGCGCGGAAGCCTTCGCGCCCATGCTCAAGCTTATCAGCCTTGGACATAATGCTTTGCATCGTCGGCACATCATAGTTCGCCTCATACTGAGGTTTGCCGAACTTATCAGTCGTGACCTTGTATCCGCCGCCACCTTTCTTGAGACGGAACATGAAACGATCATCCGCAGAGTATTGGAGGCGTGCGATAGCCTCGATGCCCAGGTCACCAAGCTTCTGCCCGATGCCAAGCATCTTGTCCACTCCGGCCAATGGCGACAGTTCACGCCAGGTTGCTCCAGCTTCCCGTGCGGTATCCGCATCAGGCAAAGACTTGAGGAAGCGCCCCAGGAGCCCTCGCCATCCAGTTGCATAAGTTGACACTTCAACCTTAGAGTTAACATCTTCAACCACGAATTCGAATGCCCGGTTAAAAGGCTTCTCCGGTGGCCCACCCAATGCTTTAGGAGGCTCACCAGGAGGTTTTCCACCGTCGCCCCCTCCACCAGCCCCTTCCTTTGGCTGAGGGGCGTAGCCGTCGTCCTGGAGCCTTTTACCGGCGTATTCCAGAAACCTTTGGGTTTTAGGGTCCAGGGTGGAGTGGTCCCTTCCTGACGCGCGGAAGACCTGTGCAGCCGGTTCCCCGGCAACGTGCTCTATCAGTACCGCTTCCAGGTCAACGGCACCGTCAGGCGTCTTATACTTGCGTGCAGCCTCATTAATTACATCAGCCTGTTCCGGCGTGACCGGCGCGTCAAAGTCAACTATGGCATCAACCTGTTCTGGGGTGACAGACTTGACCGGCGCGATGCCAGTCTCCTGGTTAACCTCACCGGCAACCGTCATCTGGTCAGCACCTTCTTCCGGGGGCTTCATGCCACCGATAATCTCGACTTCCCCTGTATCCTTCGCCTTATAGGGCTCAGGCTCAGGTTTACGCCACTTGTCCCAAGCTCCGTCAGTGATCACCTGGCCGTCAACGTCTTTGGCAAATACTGACTGCCGGGCGATTTTATCAACTTCTGCAATGCGGGCCTGGTCAGTCGGCTTCATGCCGGTCTTCGCCCAAATCTGTTGGACGTTGCTCTTTATCCGTTCGCCAGCTTCCGAAAATACAACGCGACCCCGTGCGCCAGCCTTGCGGAACAAGGAGTTGGCAAGAGTGTAGTGCGACCCAGGCAACAGAGCCATCATAGCGCTGGCAACTGTGAAGTCCTTCAACGATGGCATCTCCCCGTTCAATCCAGCGCCTACACCAGTTGAGGCAACAGTACCGGCTATGTTTGCGGTCATGGAAGCAACCAGAGGCGATGCAACTTTTTCTGCTGCATTATATGCAAAAGAACCCGCTTTTCCTCCTGCCGCGCCTATGAGGCCAGCTTTAGCAATTTCTGCTGGAGCTTTCGTCATGCCTTCCAGGATGTTTGCAGTTGAAACGTTTCCCTTCTCATATGAATAGAGGTAGCCACGGCGTATAGCTTCCGGGTATGCCATCGACGCGGAACCGGCGGCAACCGGGTTCGCAGTAGTAGCAAATGCACCGCCAAGGCCCAACAGCATGTCTCCAGCGTCACCAATGAGGGTGCCGCCAGCGTTGGCGAATGCCGCTGGCCAGGACATTTCAGATGTGGGAGGAAGCTGTTCCTTTGGACGACGATAGCGAAGACCAGAAGTTGATATGCCAAAGGATGCAACGAATACGTCCAATGCATTCTTCGGATCAGCCATTGGCAAATTCTCGTACTTCCAACCGGCCTTCATCAGATTGTCTTTTGCGATGCTCTTGAATACTTCTGTGCCAACACCGGGACCATCACCCCAGTATTTGTCAATGTCAGACTGCGAGTAGCCAGCGTCTAGCGCAGCCTTGCTGCGTTCGCTCTTGATGGTATTAATCATCTTGTCAGTGTAACCAGCATCCTGGTAGTCCAAGATTTGTTTCTGGCCTTCGGTGGGTTGCGCCATATCAACCGATCCATTCAATATGAGGTTTATCGCGTTCTCCAGGCTTTGAAGTTATGCCCCATTTTAGGCCAAGCTTGGCGGCTTCTTCACCGACAATATCCCACGCTGGATCATCTGGCGACCAGTCACGGGTGCCCGCAACTGAAACAGGGACGATATCGAGCGCGATGCCCTTCAAGTGCTTTGAATTCATGCTCCAGGTTACCTTCTGCCCGGGTGCTGTACGGCCTTGGGAATACAGTTCAGCCTGACGTTCCTGTGTCCGGCGGCCCTCAACCACCTTGATTGGGACGCCACGGGCTTCCAGGTTTGCCACAAGCTGTTCAAACTTTGGACGGGCTTCCGGCAACAGCCCATTAAATACCTTGGATGCATCCTCAGCGAGCTTGGGATTGCGGGATGCACCAACAATACTCCGGCTCGATGCTTTGTTTTCGGCGCCACCAAGGATATCAGACAGAGGGACGCGGTTCTGTTCGATAGGCAAAGGATCAACGTTCGGAGGGAGAGCCGCGCCCACACCAAGCTCGTTCATGCGGTCATCCATTAAATCTTCATCAGCCCCCTTAATCTGATAAACCTCCACATTCTTGCGGACATATTCATCAATCTGGTCTTTGGTGAAACCAGCTTTCTTCAATTCAGGCAACTGCTCCATCATATCGGAATTGAAGTCGGCATACCGTGCGGTGCCGGCGGCATCTTCGATCCCCATGGAGGATGTAATGATTATTTTCTTGAACCCGTCGAGATATTTGTCAAACTGCGCCAATTCCTTGTTTTCGCCTTCTGGCGCATTTATCCACTGCTTAAAGAACGTCCGGTGTTTGTCTGACAGGAGACCGTCGGCGGCTGCGTTATCAATCATTGCATTAGTCAGAGTTCCGTTGCCAGCACGTTTTTTGAAATCAGAGAACGTGACTGGATCAATAGCTGTTGATATGCCCATGTTTCCGTCGTCTGGAGCATTTATTTTAGAATAGGCATAATTCTTTGCAGCCCTGACATCCTCGTCGCTGACATATCCTTTATTATTATTTGCCCAAGTGTCAAGCAACGTAAAATAATTATTCGGAACAACCGCCTTCTTTGTTACAGGGTCAATCGTGATATTCTTTTCAATTTCAATCAATTCATTCTTGGCATCCTGCTCTCGCACCTTGCGTTCCTCTACAACAGCAGCTTTTTTGTCACTCTCCAGCATCTTTATGCGCTCGTTGGCTTGTTTTGTATAGGCAACCTTTTCTTCGCCGCTGATAGTAGAATTAAACTTCTTATCGTCCAACGCTTTCAATGCCGCCTGCGGATTGTTCAATATCATGCCTTCGATAGCAGCCTTGTCTATAGCAGCGTGCGCGTCTGAACGAAGCTTCAACGCTCCCTTCGCATCCAGATTATTTGCAGTGATCTGTGCCTCCAATGCCAAATCAAGCTGTTCATGGTATGCAGTCACGTTGCCAGGATCATCAGACGCCGACCTGGAATACGCATCAACAATCTGGTTTACAGATCGGACAGCGGCTTCACCCTGGAGGTTCATCACATCAGCAGACGTAGACAGGAACTGGCTAGACACCGCTTCGGCGCGGGCTTTCATGGAATACAAGCGGCCCTTCTGCGTCTTCGCGCCTTCATTGATCATGTTGTATTCAGCAGAAATGTCCTGCATGAACTTTTCTTGGAAAGAAGCGTCACCGGGATCAGCTTCGGCAACAGCCTTCTTCCAGCGAACTGCAACATCCGCATTCTTCATTGCATAGGCGACTGTCAAGTTGGCAACGTCTTCCTGTTCAGCCAATTCTTTGGCCGCGTTGGCCCTCTGTTCGATGCCGCTTTGAACCTTTGATATGCCACGGCCAAGAGCGTTGAACCCTTCCTGCCACATATTGCCGATGTAATACCCTGTCTGCGCTGACGAGCGGGCAAGCTCCGCCATAGGTGCAGCGTCGGGGAACACTTGGTTTGTGTATGTTGCGATCTTGGGCATTATGCCACCTTCTTAAATTCAACGCCGATGCCATCGTAGTCCACGAAGCGATAACCCTCTGACGTTTTGCCAACGTGTTTCGGATACAGAACTTCCACTTCCTTCGCCATGACACCTTCATAGAGAACAGGATCATTCTTGAACCGGAACCGATAGACACCCAGGCCGTCACCGCGCCGACCGACGAACTCGATATCTTCCTTTAGCCGGTCGTCAGAGAACATGCCAGCGATGCCGCCGATCAATCCAAACAGCCCGCTTGTGCTGGCAGCAGACGCCGCAGCCTTGGCTTGCTTCGCTTGCATGATGTAATTCTGATATTCCAAGTTGGTCTGCATCGCAGTAACTGCCTTGGTCATGAAACCTTCTCGCCGGTTGCTCTTGATCACATCGAGCACGGAGCCAGACAGCTTCAAGTTGTTTGCACCGGCAGCAGCTTCGGCTTGACCCTCAACCTGATAAATCTGACGGCGGATAGCCGTATCCTTCAACGCGCCCTGGAGTTTGGTGACGCGAGCCGCTTCCTTGTAGTATTTTGCAGCAGCCTTATAGCCTTTTGCGGTCGCTTGACCACTGAGGAAGGAACCAATGCCGCTGAACAGAGAGCCGAAGTCAAACACAGAACTAACCTTTCTTACCTATCTTGTGCAGCAATGAAACCGCCCATAGCTGTGATCGTGCAAGAATACTGCCGCGTCACTTCCCAAGCGATTTGTCCTTCAAAGCTATAGTCATCTGTCAGTGTATCACTCATGATGCCAGAAAACAAGGTCGGCTGTTGAATGGGTGTTCCACCGGCAGTTTTCAAGACAACTGCCTTCAAATGATCGAAATCAGTGCCGATCTTGACGCTACCACCAGCCCTGGAAAACATACCCGCCCAACGGTGGATACGCCTGGTCTTACCGAATGCAGGGCCAAACATATTGCCTGCATCGTTGCCATAGTCAGGCCGCAGCAGTTGCCCACGGGAAGTAAACGACACGCCAAAATTGGCCGGGTTGAAGTAGTATTCAGCATTGATCGTCCGTTGATCCTGATCCTGGGTATAGCTCGTTCCCAACCAGACACGGAACCAGTTTGGAGAAGTCCAAGATGGATGATCATTGGTCCATTTTCCGATACGGTTAGGCGGTGGAACCGCACCAGCGCCTATGGATGTGAAGTTGCCATAGTCCATGATGGATGGGCCAACTTCATCGTATTTCATTACACTTTCTATGATGAAATTGAAGCCAGTGTCCTGCCCTGTGAACGTTGTCACTTCTCCGGTATCAAGGTTCAACTCGTAAATAACTCCGGTAGTCGCAAGCCATCCCCAACGATGATTATTCCATGGGCCATCCCCCTGCCCAGGCGGGCCGGGAATTCCAGCGGGCATAGCTTTGTTCCAAATGACTGCACCATCGCGGGTGAGTTTGATCATACGGCGTGACGTTGCGATTAAGCCAGTGCAAGAAACAAGGAACGTGTCATCATAAGCGATGTAAGTCATAGTGAACTCGTTGTAGCCAGTAGTCCAAGCGGGATCAACATCCAGCGCCACAATGTTGAACTTGTTCTCATAGAACGCAGCCACGCCTATTGATAGATCAGGTGCTACGCCACCAACTGTCCACTCATTATACACCGCCTGATATGCGCCGCCAAAAGACGTTGATGAAGTGTTTCCGTTGGGCGCATATGAACCAAAAGTAGTGATGCCCAAGTCTTCCCGCATACGGAAGAACTTTGTCTCGTGATCGCTGCCACCGGTGTTGTTGGAAGTGAATATGATGCCGCCTACGCCGAAAAGCGTGCCGATAGGCCCGGACGATGAGGCACCATAGATAGCTACTCTGCCATTGCTACCCGCTTTCGCAACAACCATAAAGTTACTGTTGCCAATAACGGGGTTCAACGGATCAGTCAGATCAGGATACAGAAGCGAAAACGCCTGGATATTGGTAGGCGGATTAGTATCAGTTCCTGGATTAACGTCCACCTTGATCTTTCCGTATTTCACAAGGGTCATGTTGTCGATCAAACCTAGTTCATAGACGGAGTCGCCAGCTGCCGAAAAGTTTATGGTCATGCAACTTGAACCAGCTTCGTGTTGCGGATCGGACGGCACCAGGCAAATGTTCGTAATGGTCGTCAGGAAACCTTCCGCATCATTGTTCGGGAAGATCGCCGTGTAGTTTGTGGCCTCACGTATCAACTCGCCTCTCAGCGCATCGAAAACACGGATAGTGGTTTGCGAACTACTAAACCGATAGAACACTTCATTGTTACGATCCCAAAGCCCTATGCTTCCAGAAAATGTAGGTGTTATCTCACTGTCATTGACAAGGATTGTGTTAAGAGGTTGCAAAGGGTTGGTTGTGACCGGGGCATCGTGCCACCGAAGCTGGACACCCCAATCTGAGTAGTCAGTTCCATCGTTGAGATTGGCCAAGAACTCAGCGGTAAAAGTTCCGGCATAAGGCAAGTCGATGCTGCCGCCAACAACGATAAAATTCCCAAGGTCAAGCCCGCCGATAAAAGGATGAACAGTGTACCCAGTAAGATGTTCCAGGCCGTAGACTTTGATCCCATCATAAGCATCTCCATTCGCTGAAATCATCCGCCGTATATACGATCCTGTGCCGGAGCCATCAGTATGCCATGCGACCCAGCCAGGGTCGCCTTCACTTTGGACAGGCATCATCGTTTCGATCCAATGCGGGGCATCGGGATCGGTAGGATGTGCAGTCATAACAAACAAACTGTCTGAGGTTCCAGAGAAGTTGGGGCCACTTGACAATGCAGTGAACGTGCGGCCCATGCCGTGTTCATGCCGGTGCCAGCCGGTAAAGCCTTCATCCAACTGAGAAACCTTGTGGATGGCCCCCTTCAACGATCCGTCCGACAGGCGGGTGAAGAAGGAAATCATCGGCTCCTGGCACCAGGCCGTTTCAACGATCTTGGGTGAAGTAAGTCCAGATGCAAACTTGCTGTGGTTCACGTTTTCGAACTTGCCTTCAACGCGGCGATGCGTCATTACCTTGCGCTGGCGTCCCTGCACGAACACAGGCGCACCATAGATGCGCATAGGCTCAATCGCAGCGGAACCAGTATTGTTTGGACTGCGGGCCTGCACGCTTGTAGGCGAGATTGGATCGTCGAGCGCTGAGGCCTTAAGCACCCATTCACCGGCCAGAGTACCTATGAACAGGCCCTCGTCAATTGATAGCATGGCTGATATCAACTCGGCATCCGTATTGTTGAGAGAGCCGCTTACGCTGTTGCTGTCCGAAATAGTGCCATCTATTTCGGTCGGGGAAAACGTCAATGATTTGAAGTTAACGCTCATGTCAAAGCGGTTCGGTACTGCGCCTGCGAGGCACAGCCGACCTTCGTGATATGCGCCGCACGTTGGATAGCCGGTGGTATCCGAGTAGACACCCATGCGCCAATGCGTTGTCGCCGCGCCACTCGTTACATTTTGGCCGCGTATCGTGGCTGTAACCACAGTTGTGCTGGACCGTGCGGTTATCTGCAACCAGGTGATGCTTACCACGTCCGACGTTATTTCCCAGTTGGTGCCAGTATCCGAAATCGGGTCATGGTTCAGGTTGTTGCCCTTTAGCGACCGGTATATATTGTTGTCAGAACCGAGAACCTTAGCGTCTTTCGCATACGGTATAGAGTTGCTCCAGGCAGCGGGGCCACCCTGAAACCAGATCAGACGCCCGATATCAGTTGTCTGAAAACCCGTGCCTTCATTGATGCCAGCGGTGCCCGATGCGGTAACGGTAACGGAGCCAGTCAACGCACTCAGCGTCAGCGTTGTCACCAACTCGTTCTCGTCGAGATACGGTCCGTCCTGGAAGTCGGCAACACCGAAGGTGAACTGAGTTGCACCGGAGACAACCAACGCATAGGTCTTTTTGCCGGGGCACATAAACAGAACTGTGTCTTCACTGTCCTGCACAATGCGGAGAAATGGAATATCCTCAGCCGTGTATGGCGTAGCATACTCCAAGACTTGCTGCACTGTATGGGTGCCGCCCAGGTTGAACCAGTCGATTTCGTTGCCGTCGATATCCTCGCCGGTCACAGGATCATGAAGCGTGAACGTCTTTTGTGTCGAGTTGACGTTGCCAATCACGAACTGTCGATTGTAGAGCCGATAGCTTGGAGGCGGTTCCGCAGTGATGTTGAACATGACCGTTGCACCGTTCGCCAGGGTGCCAAGGTCCGTCACACGAACCTTCGCAGGCGTCGAGCGATTGATGTTCGACACAAGCAATTCTTCCGGCTCTTTACGCAGTAGGGTGAGGCCAACGACAAAGCGCAAATACCCAGGCGTCAATTCAGCCTGATAAGCTTGCGACCGGCTGAAACGAAATGGGAGAAGCTTTCCCGTCCGTCCACTCTTCGTGATGCCAATGAAGCGGAAGCCAGGGCGGCGCGTCCATGCACCTTCCTCCATAGGAGTGGAGTTGAGGCATTCATTCATAGCCGTCTTGTACATCGGAAGGTCGATACGGCCCTGCGAAGACGGCGACCAGATGCCGCCACGGAAATCGGTTTGTACGAAAGAAGTGTTGGGCATCTTCTTAGTTCCTCAAAGAAATGTAAGCGTCTTCTGGCGGCTCCGTTGGTCCAGTCTCGATTGCATTCACAGTGCGAGCTTCGGACATGAACTTGGCATAGTGGCCTCCGATGTTCGACAACTTCTTGTCACTCTGCGTCAGGATTTCGCAAGTCTCCAACGCTAGGCGGCAAGAGTATCCGTCGATGAACATGGGGTCCATCAGGTTTGGGTTCGCAATGTCAGCGCAGAAGCGGAAATCAATTGGTCCTGCAAGAGATGTGCGGAAATAGTTCCCTTCGAAGTCGAAGTCAGAATAGGGCAAGCCCGCAGGAGCACCAAGCGGCAGATATGATCCTTGCTTGGGCTCTTGCGGTGCTGTCCGCATAAAACCTTTAGGAAGACGGAAGATGTTCTGTCCACGCTTCGTCGGCACAATGAACGCAGCGTCACGCAGCACCTGACTTCCGGTGACAGCCCATTTTGTTGGATTGGAACTGGGCGAAAAATTCTGGTTCGCGTCAATGAGAGAAACGTATGTAAGGCCGTTGTAGACAGCCCGCTTGCCAATGGCGTAAATTTTGAATTGGACCCAATCAGCCACTCCAACCGGATACCAGTATGCTATGTCGGTGACGGCATTGCCCTCGTTTTCATCTGCGATGGAAATGTACCCAACGCCACCGACATAGACCTGTTCACCTGTGCTGTATGACGTATCCGCGTCATATACATCACAGGTATCTGATCCATAATAGCCTTCCCAATAATCATAAGTGCGGCCAGTTGGATTGTTATTTACGCCAGTTCCAACCCCAATCCAAGTCTTGCTGTCCGCTTGAACCCTGTCGTTCAAATCATAGTCAACACGAGCATCCCAGTCCGGATAGAAGATGACCTTCGTGGTAGGCGTCATCTTCCGAAGAACCTCAGTGCGGATAGCGAAGCGCCAAACGTTGCGGCGCAGTTCGGATTGCCGCAGCATGTCATAGCACACTCGGATTTCGCCCGCATTCTTGCTGTCCTCTGTCCAGAGGGCACCATCGGCTATGCGACCGGCACCAATGCGTTGAAGACCACGATTTGCAACTTGAGTTTCAGTCGTCATGCCGCAAAGTTCCCGGTGTCAGTCAACGACAAACGCCGCAGACGCCACCAGCTACCTTTGAGAGGCGTGATTTGGCCGGTGCCCACAGTCGCCTGGATAAGAAGACTTGTGCCAGCATTGTTGTTGATGAGAAACTTGGTACGCATGTAATGGTTCACAGCATCCGTGAGCGAGGCCGTAACAATGGTACGCGCCGCCGTAGCATCATTCAGAAGCTGGCCGGTCAAAGCAGTTGCAGTGCCTGGAGGGGCCACGATGCCTGTGACCGGCGACATTTCATAGTCAATGTTCTGCCAGTTGGGAGCGCCAGAGTTGGTGAACGTCCAAGTGACTGTACCCGCTGTGCCCTTGAGGAACAGTGCGTAAATCTCAAGCTCATACAGCGCGCTCGCAATGAGAACAGGGTTCTTGTTTGTGCCGAAGAAGTTGGCAATCGTTGTAATCGCGCTGCCATTGGCAGTAAGCTGAACACGTTGTTCAACGGGGATTTGGCCACGGCCTTCGGTTGCATTGATTGTGAAGAACTTGGTCACGCCGTTGTATTCTTCGGCACCAGCTTCGGCATCCGTCAACGGGGAGCCGGAAGTGTATTTCATTGGAGCTAAACCAACACCTGCTGCGCCAGCAGACAAAGTAAGGCGTTTGTTAGTCAAAACTTCTATGCCAGTCTGTGTGACGTTCGCGCCATCAGCAACATTGAGGATGGCAAGCGACTGAGCCTTGGTCAATACTTCCACGTTGCCAGTCGCGGCTGTAGTGCGGCCAAGGAAAGACGCGGTTGCGATCTGCTGGAATTTCGCAAGGGTGACGGCGTTCGTGTCAATGGTATAAGTCAGGCCGGAAGCTGATACAACGATATCGCCTTTGTCTCCATCAGATACAGGAGGGCCTTGAGGGCCAGTATCACCTTTTCCGCCTACGATATATTGTGAAGTCATGACAGTCTACTCCGTGGAATTCTAAAGTTCTATTATGCTCCAACGGCGCGTAAATTGCAATCCTTATTCGCCAGGGATACGTATTACAGTCGCATAAACACCCGTTGCTGTCGTTACGAACAGGCGATAGCGGCCCGGAGGCAGTTCAGAAACGTTGGCACCAGCCGCTGTAATTGCAGTTCCAACCGCAAACCAGGTAGAGTTGTTATTCGCCAGTTGCTGCAAAACAACGTTGCCGCCACCGAATGTAGCGGTGCCAACGGCGACCTGATAGCGCCCGCCTGACAGAGGAAACTCAGTAGAAGCACCTACACCAGCGTTCTCAATTTTGAAGCCATCGGTGCCGCGCATTATACGTCACCCAAGACCTGATTGCGCCCATCAAGAATGCGGCGCTTGATTGCGTCCAGAATTACAGCAATATCAAGAGTTTTGGCCGCATTTCCAAGTTCAACACGGACTTCGACATCCGATCCCGCCGTGCTTGCGTTTGCTACAACGACGTTATCCGGGTTAGCAGTAGCTCCTAGATTGAGCGAATAAAATTTGTCAGCCATTGTTTTTTTTCCTTCGGCGGTTTAGGCGGAGGTTTTGGTTTCTCCGCCTTCAACAGCCCACGAAGTTATTCAACATAGTTCATCTTGAGGTAGATGGACCCCGCGCCAGTCGCAGCCGCAGTAAGTGTTGCGACAACATCGAATTTTCCACCCGGATCAGAAGCAAGACCTGCCGCTTCCCACAACGGCTTGTTGCGGTTTGCCAAAGTGTACGTAGTCTGCGTAATGATCTGGGTTCCGTTCAATGCACCGGTAAGTGCCTGAGCCGCAGAGAAGAACGCAACGGAAACAACAGAACCAGCAACTACGCCAGCACCGACATCTTCCGTCCTGGAAGCGTAATACAAGCCGATGTCAGCAAGCGCCGAAGCGGTAGCCGGGCACGAAAGAAGAAGTTCCTTCACATAGACAGTCGAAGGCACGCGCATAAGAATGTACTTCGAAGCGATGCTATCGCCGTTGGCAATAGCCGCGAAACCATCAATTGATTTTTCGCGGAAACCAGCGCCTTTGCCAGCCTGTGGGGCGACACGGGGATTTGCATCCTGATCCGTGATCGCCTGGGATTTTACTGTTACTACAGCCATTTGAGTTCTCCTAATATCAGTTCAAGTTATGGGGTAATATCCGCGCCAGTCGTATCGGCGCACAGGACTTCAATCACCTTGCCCAACTCGGTGCGGGTTGCACCATAGCTGACCACAGTGGAGATATCCCACGGGTTGCTCGACAGATCAGGACGCTGGAAGACCTGGGTTTTGATATCCTGCCAGATACCAAGGTAGATGCCAGACTTCACGAACACCAGAACACTGCGGACGTTCGAAGCAACCGCAAGGCGCTCCGACTGGACAATGTTGAAGCCCATGAACCGGGTAACGTTGCCATCCACGAGGATGCCTCCGTTACGGTTGAACTCATTCGAAGTCACGAGGGCCTGGTTACGCAGATCGGCGTGCTGCGAGGAACCAATAACAGCGGTAGCCATACCGGCGTTAAGTTCTTCAGCATTGTGGTACTTTTCCAGAATGCGCCGTGCTTCATTCAGCTTGGCAACCGTGAGGCCGACAGCCGCAGATGCGCCAAAAGTTGAGGCGACCTGGAACGTTGCAGGGAAAGCTTCTGTAGTCAGTGAACCAACGTCCGAACCAATGGTGGCCGCAGCGGTCGAAGCGCGGATAATTTCATCATCCCAAGCACGGGAAACAGCAGAAGCAGCACGCTCAACGAGCTTGCTCTTGGGGTCAATCGGGGTTTTCAACTGGTCGAAATTGTCAATAAGCTGGTCGCCTTCCTTGTCGATGGGCATAACCCAACGGCGCTGATAATCAGCAGGCGTATTGGTCTTCGGGGCAAATCGGCCTTCTGGGGTCTTCATCGCCATCGCAGAAACAAGATTGATGGGCGAAGCCATCTTTGCGCCAGCATGGTAACCTTCCTCAACTTTGCCGCGAAGCATTGAGGCGGTTTGCTGGAGCCTCATTTTGAGCAGTGTTTTGTACTGCGTCACAAACAGGTCGGTCAAGCCAGTGTCAGCCATAGTTCTCTCCACTAAAAATTTGGATTTGACCTACGGCTTCAAATGAAGGTGTCGAGGTTGCCGAGGGGAAGGAAAGACGACAGGAGGCACATGAACCTTCCCCCGGCATTCATAATCTAGCTTATATACACCCCCTTGTCAATAGGGGTATATAAATTATTTTTGGCCCGTGTTTCTTACGAAGCCATCTTGGTCAAGTCATTGAATTCCTTCTGTTCCAAGACACCACCATTGCTATAACGTTTGAACCATTCGCTATCATTCTGGAGTTGATCAAGCCTATACTGAGCGGCTTCCTTCGTCATTGCAGGACCCTTGGTATCCTTGCCGCCTTCGATGAAGCTGCCTTCACCCATGCGGGCTCCAATATTGCGGAACAGTTCCATTGTCGCCGCATAACCCATGATGCCCTTCAATGCTTCCTTATGCTCATCGGACACGCCAAGGGCACGCATGGCATTGTCGGCAACAGTCTGGTTGGCGACTTTGTTTGAGCCCCAGTTCGCGTCGAGCTTGGCCTGCTCTTGGGCCAGCTCACCGGCAACTTTCGCCATGCTTTCTTCCGAGGACTTGTCAGCAAGATCAACGATCTTCTGCACGAGGATCGACGCTGTGCCCTTCGGGATTTTCAATTCCGCGACAAGAGTACGCATCGTGTTTGCAACGTCCTCGTTCAGAGTTTCACCGGCCTTGTTCTTCACCGAGGCGAAGTCATATTCCTTCGCATCAGTAGGGACGCCAAGCTTGGCATGAATTTTGTTCCAGCCTTCAACGTCACTAAGGTCTTTCGGGAACCGCAACATCTGGTCTGCCGGTACGCCCATCAGCTTCTCTGCTTCGCGGTGAGCCTTGATGGAAGCCATGGCAGCTTCTTCCGGCTTCATCTTGTCGAGGCCACGGGCCTGGATGTAGCCGAGAGTTTCCGTGTCAGGTGTCCCATACCATGCAGTTCCAGCGCCTCCATCACCGGCTCCGCCTGCGCCTTCTGCTTCATAGTTTGGACTGATCATAAAAGTTTTCATTGTAGTTCCTTTCCAGTATAGAGTTTGAACAGTTGTTCCGGGGTCAGATTGAGATGCTGCTGAATACGCAGGAAGACTTCCTGGCGGCCCAACAATATCAAAGTGCGGTCGTGATCCCCAGGCACTGCCGCACTTTCGCATCCACGGCAAAACTTCGTGAGGTCTTCTAGAACCTCAACCGCAGCCGGGTTCGTGAGTGAGAAGGTGTATTTGTATGAATTCTTTCTACCTCGAAGAAAGTCGAGAGTAGCTTGCGCCGCCTGTGAAACATTCATTTCTTGATTTCCTCAATTTCAAGTTTACGCCCTTCCCATACATAGAAGTCCCTAACTTCTCCGACCTTCACAATAATTGGGTACTCCCGTTTCATGCCAACAATGGGAGTTACAGAAATATTCCAGCTTGCATGTGCGTCAACTGTTACTTTAGTAGTCATGGTGTTTTCCCTTTTTCAGTTACGGCCTTCGCTTTCATCATCGCTGCCGCAGCCGGTGCCGCCTGTATCTCCGCCTGCTGATCCATTGCCTTCTGGCGCTGCTCCCGCTTGGCCATGACATCGTCCGGTGACGCCATCCAGCTTTCCGGAACAGCTTGGATGTCTGCTGTCTCACGGGCCGCGACGTCCATATTGAAGTTGTCGAGGGCTGACGGGTCTTGCGTGATATTCACGATGCCAGTTATGATTTCCATTGTGCGCCCGAAGCCAGCTACTTCCTGCGCCCGCATCGCACGCGACATTGGCGAAGTGTAAACCACGTTGTATTCGCCCGCAGCTTCTTCGAGCACAGGCGGCATGGGAGGAAGCATACCGGCAGCAGAAAGCACATCCAGTTCACGATCAATCATCGGGCCAAGGTATTCGCTTTGCTGCCGTCCGACTGTCGGCGCTAGCAGGATACCCTTCTGGTTGACAATCTCGATGACCTGGGTTGCTGTCATCGAAGGGTTCTCTTGCAAAATCTGGAACAGGTTGACGAGGAACGCATCCTGAATGATCACGCGCTCATCGTCCATCATCTCTTTCGAAACCTGGATGTTGCCGATGGGCAGTGTGCCAACGAGAGGCTTGCCTTCCGATGAGAAGCCACCCTTGTTCAAGGCACCTGGCCGCATCGAGAAGTCAACGATCCCATCGTCAGTCGTCAGCAAGACAGGGGATACCGCGCGGTGCCCCTGAGTGAGGAAGTCGCGCTTCTCTGCATTCAATGTTTTGATCGTAGGCAGTATCGTCATCGCCGGTCCACGAGCGTATATCTCGCCTGGGGCCTGGTCGTATCGGCTTACTGATACCGGGAAGGTCGTGTAGCCGCCTTCTTGCAGCAAGGCTTTCCCTGAAATGGCAACGTAATATGAAGCCCATGGCATCCCCTTTGCATCAAGACGCCCAGGATCGTAGCCCAGGCGCGGGACTACGCGGTGAAGAATATCAAACAGGGCATTAAGATCATTGCTTGACTTTACCGTTTCCGGCAGCTTGTCTTCCCCGAACTGCTGAATGCACTGCTCTTTGGTCAAGCGGAAGAACCGGCAGAAGCCATCAATCTTTCCCTGGAAATTCTCGCGGAAATAAATCTCGCCAAGCGGAATTGTCTTGTAGCGCAGCCCTTGGCCGCCGTCATGCGAGCGCAGCCGGTCAATCCAGAGAGCACCGTTGCCAAATGCTCCAAGAGACGTATATGTCATAAGGTTCTGCGATGAGAAGTTGGCAGATGGCTTATAGCGCTGCTTGAATAGAATTTTGGTGACAGCTTCGAACCAAAGCTTCACATCCCGTATTTTCGCCAGTTCCTCGTTGTCCGCAGCCAGCCCATGCCAGAACATATTGCGCGGCGTCAACAGGCTGTCCAGGATCGCGGCAAAGCGAGTGAGCGCGAGAGCCGCAGTGCTATCCACTTGCTTCTCAGTCTTCTTCTCGCCCTGCATGTTGAAGGAGCCATAGTTGAATGTGTTGCGATACGTGGGCAACACGAGTTCCGCAGTTTCTTCCCAATGGTTGTTGAAGATCGAGCGATTGCGCTGCATCGCTTCAAACTCTTTCAAACTCTCGTTGACAATTTCTTCGTTGGTCATCAGAAATTCCTCTGCTGCTCAAAGCGGTTCACGATGCGCGACCAGATGTTGTCGGGCTTCGGCGCGTTCTGCTTACCAGGCCCAACACTTCCATCCTTCTTCGGAACTTGCGGGGTCATTCCACGGTTCATACGCTTCTTTGCCTGCTTATACAGGTCAGCGTTTCCGGGGTTCATACCCATGCCAAGCAACTGGCCGAAAATGTCAGCCATCATTCTTCCCCAGGACTTTTCCCCAAAAGGCTTTTGACTTCTTTTTGCGAGCCGCATCTTCATCAGATTTTGCCTTTGCCTCAGCGTCTGCATCGAGCTTGCCTGAGACAGCAGAATTCTTGGCTTTTGCGTCAGCAATTGCGTCGAGGCGCTTTTTGCGTTCAACTTCATTTCCACCCCCCGCGTTCCCTGGCCCGGATACAGACTGGTTTCGCTTCTTCGGTCCGCCATATAAAAAATCGAATAGTGCCATAGGTTTACTCTTGGTTGCCAGAAAGGACGCTTATATGCGCCTGATCATAATATTATCACCAAGGCGAAATGTCAACATCCTTCGCTATGCCTGCATTTCCACCCCTTGAGTTTACATACTGGGGCCACAGGACAGGCGCGGCTTTGCGGATCATCATAGCGGCCTGCCGGGACGCGGACATAAGATCGTCGAACACCTTGTTGATCTTCCCATCTACGCGATGGTATCGCCGGTATTCCTCCCACCAGATGGAACAGGAGCCACCCTTGAAGACTTTCCAGCGGTTCGTCTTCATGCGCTCATACATCTGGAGAACACCAATCTCAGTCGAGTTGCCGCCATCGGGAAACTGGGCATGTTGGTCGAGCATCTTCAATCCGCATTTCTTGTAGATGTTCTTCAACGGGATCAACTCGCCTTCGAACTCGCGGCGCTGGTTTACGTCATGCGGCCATGCAACGGGGATCAGTCCACCGCTGTTGTTCAGGATTGACTTCATCGCAACTGAATGCTGGACTGGCAATGCATCCTTCATCTTCAAGCAATGGAAGACGTAGACCGTATCCGTGTCCTTGTCCCACGCATGAGCCACAGCGGCGAATGGATGTTCAACGCCGTAGTCCATTCCCCATATGAGCGCCCAATGTTTCGGTATATCAAATGGTTCGCATTCAACCTGGCTCTCAGGAATGTCGAAGATGCGCCCGCCTCCAAGGGTAGGTATGCCTCGCGCCCGCGCTTCCTTCTCATGTTCCGGCCAAGCGTCAATAGCCTGCTGTTTCACTTCCTCCGTGAAGTGATCCGCATCATCGAGCGTCATGCTCGTGACAATGCGATATGGATTGTTCGCTTCCTTCAAGAAGCGGTCAACAACTTCCGACCGGCCTTGCAGTGGTGTAAAGGTCAGCATGACAAAGCCGCCCGTGGTGAGGATACGGGTGTAGCCTTCGATGTAAATGTCAAGCGGCGGTTCTTCGTCGAACCACACGAAGTCCAGTGTGTCGCCCTGCCATTTTTCCTGGCCGCGCTCGTAGGACTTGAACTTCAATTCTGACCAGCCGCCTGAGACATGCTTCACGAGGACAGTGTCAAGCAAGTCGGCCACGCCGCGTGCGAGGCTCATCTTGTCCTTCGACAGGCAGTGCTTCGGGATCATGCCAGTGCCCCACCCGTCCGCCTTTGTGCCAATGAGCATCTTCTGGATAACGTCACGCGTGCTTTCTCCGGTTACACCAGCAGCCCAACCGCGCACCGGACGATTATATCGGCGACCAAGCCACCAGTCGGGATACAGGCCGGTCAAGTGATATGCAATCTCGGCACCGCCGCACATAGTTTTACCAACTCGGTTCGCTGCCATCAACAGGCGCTCCGGATAGGCCGCACCGTTCATGTGGAATTCCATCTGTTTCGCATACGGCTTGTAGTAGAGGATGCGGTTCTCCGTCATCCGCTTCTCAACGGACAACAGTTGTTCCTCCAACGCAATGAGAGCGCGTTTCTTTTTCAACTCGTCATTCTTCGGGTCAAGGTCATGCGCCCGCAATAGCTTGGCCTTCTGCTCGTCAGTGAAGCGTTCCTTATAGTCAGCCATAGACACCATAACCTATAAACCCTCCATCACAATAACCTATAGATATGTTCTCAACACAACCAGCGCTACAAGCATCAAGAGTAAAATATCAATCTTGCTCATTCGCTTCTTCCCATTCTTCCTTTGGTGTATGATTGATCCAATAGATCAACAGCCTTCCAGCCACTATCGCAGGCAGGGGCACGTACCAATAGATATTCCAAACAAGGTTCCTGATCATTCGCTTCTCTCCAGTATCGCATCAAAGTCCTGCTGTTCCCTCTGCCAGTTATCACCGGCCTGGTGCAGCACGTCAACAGCTTCGTCCAGTTCAACCACTTCCGCATCAACGACCTTGAAGTTGCCAAGCAGCTTCTCAGGATCGATGCCCACCCGCACTGCAAGATCACGCACGCGCCGTTCTACTTCTTCGACAGTGCGATGATCCTCAGTGATGACCCGGCTCACTGTCTCAACGACTAGGCCCGCGCGGTTCAAAAGTTCCGTGGCCGCTTTGAAGCGATCACGATGCATAGGATCGTTTGCAATTTCGACGATGGCGGAAGCAGCGAGGATGGCACCAGACTTCAAGCGATGGTCCGCAACTTCCCGCAACGCGGCCAATATGCGAGGTTGCCGCAGCATACGAGACGCCGAGACCGCCTGAGTTTCCTGCGAATTGCCGTAGCCCGCTTTCCGTGCGGCCTCAGCGGCGTTGACGCCACCTGAATTCATGTAGTGAAGCACGAACATCCGCTGCGGCTCGGTGAGGTCGAGCATCGCCGGTCCATGGTCTTCAACAACTTCCTCTGGTATTCGGGAGATACGGTTCATGCCCACACACTAATACGCCTGAATGCTAATGTCAACCCCGGAAAAATTTGGGAAGACCCACTTTCCCGTTCGGGAACAATTGTCATCAAATGTCGCCCCAGGAGCAAAAACATCTCGTTCGGGAAAATTTAAGTGACGTGCATGTATATAAGTTAAGCACTTTTTAGACCGGCGCGAAAAATTTTGGGGGGTACGGTTGCGATTTATGTGCGTGCTGCCGGTGCCCACCCCCACCCCACCCCGGTCTTTGTTGATTACATTTATATTCAATTGATAACGCGCCTCTTATATACGCTGTCATCATGCGTTATTCGTGCATCCTGCAACGTTGCCATTGATGACCTACATTTATGCACCAGGCAGCACGTATATAAGCTAACGATGAATAAGCCAAGAGATAGAGGAATAGCGTGCTACCTGGTAGACGTTAACGATTTGTTAATGTTTACCTGGTACGTAATGGGGAGGGTAATCAAGCCCTGGAGCTAGTAAAATGTACAATGAGATTAGAGAAAAAGAAGACGGCGGCGCTGTCTTCGCTGGTCCAAAAGGCGTCAATGCCTATCGGGCTATCGTGATTGCATCTGCCCTTGAGCTTTATGCTAAAACAGGGATCAAAGCCAATCGCGCTTATACACCTACCGCAATGATCAAGGCTGCAAACGAGATGACCGGCCACGTTTACCGGCGCGGACAATACGTTGCCGCCGCTCTGGCATTGCGTGAGCTCGCCGCAAAGCTCAAAACTGAGGTTCACGCGGAGATGAATGCACGTTAACATTTTACCTGGCGGCGTGGCCAATGGTGGCTTCGCCGCTCAATCTCAACAGGAGTATATAAGATGACAAATGTTACACCAGACAAGCAGGCAACCCATGAAGCTTTGGAGCAATTGGCCAGGGGGGCAGTGATCAAGCGTTGCCCTCCCAAAGTTGCCGAGGGTGCAGCTACTGTAATTAAGCCCAGGGATATAACGCGCCGCGCCAAGCTTGCCGCCCTGGCAACGCAACCCTCTTAGCGGGATCAATACCGATGATCATTCACATTGTAAGACGCTCTCAACCCATCGGAAGCAATCCTTTGACACTTCACCATGACAACGTTGCCTATGCTATCGTAGTATGCGGCAAGCTGCAATGCGTGATCCGATAGTGAACTAGGCCAGTCGAATGCTGTCTCTCAGGGGCAGGGCATAAGCCAACATTCGACTACCTTAGTTTTCTATTCTGCTATTCTGCTATACTGCTATTACTATACACCCCCTTTAGGGGTGTTAGTATAGTATAGTTTATCAGTGTAACAGAGAGGCAGGAATATAGTCCTAATTTGACATTGGGATCATTTCGTGCTTATATACCAGGTGACCATGACAGACAGGAGATTGATTATGGGCCATGCGAAAGACAACGGCGGCGTTTGGGGGCATTCATCTGCCACCGGCGCTAACAGTTATATCATATTTGCCGTATCAGGCGGATTGATCAGTGAGAAAGCATTCATGGGATGGGCCGCAGAAGTTGCTGCAAATGCAGCGGATGCAAAGCTACCGCCTGAGAACGAGCGCGGCTTCGATTGCGGCTTCGCCTGGGTACATGCGCCGGAAGTCCGCTTGAACACAAAAGCCGGAAAGCAATTGCTTGCCCTGGGTTATACAAAGCATTGGCCGGGTGGTGCAAGACTCTGGTATAGCAAAATACACAATGTTCATACGCAGTCAATAAGTGTGCATATGGCCGCCGTTGAAGCCTATGCGGATGTGATAAAAGACAATGAGATGGGCATTCGATTTGTGACCGGCTCACACTATAACTAACGGGATCGCTAGGTCCATGGGTTCGAAGCCCATGGGCCTTACGATATCGCTAGTGATATCATTTAACAGGAGAATGCACTATGAACCTTAAAGATCAAATACGTTTGCTTGCCGCCGCCGACGACGCAGAAAAGTTTTTTGCCAGAGCAAAAGAGAAAGGCTTTGCGGTTGAACGGCGTTCTTACCTTGTCGGCTATTGGCTGTCCTTCTCGGAACACTATGGGCGGCCTGATACGACAAACCTTGATCTGTCATTGTTTGCGGCGAAGCTTGCGGGCGGCATTGCCGGGCGGGGCCTCGACAACAATGGCCTCGCCAAGGTTGATCCTTCAATCCCTACCTATGACAGTTCATTGGCAGTGTTGCGAGAGTACGTGGCCAAAGCTGAACGCGCCGCCTAACGGGATCGCTAGGTCCATGGGTTCGAAGCCCATGGGCCTTACGATATCGCTAGTGATATCATTTAACAGGAAAATGAAGCTATGATTGACCTTAAAAAGATTGAAGCCGAAAGCATGAAGAGAGACAACCCCGCCGTTATCAGGTCGAGGCAATTGGGAAAGGACTTTCTCAATTCGCTTATGGACCTTGATATCATGAATGCAGGGCAAGCCGCTAATGGCATGTCATCTGCCTTGACGGCAATTGTGGAAAAGCTTGCCATGCTGGGCGCTTTGTCCATGCTGCCGACAAAAACCGGCAAGGCTACTGTGAACCTGGGCGGCACCCCTATCCGGGATTTGCTGAAAGGCATTGAAGCACGGGCGGCGGCAACCCCGGAAGGCTATGCCGCGCCTGGGGAAGGCGATACAGTCCACTAAACAAGTTTGCTAGGGGCAGGCGCAATCCTGCCTCTTACAAAACTGTTAGGAGCACACATGCAAACGATAGAGAAAGCCATTGCGGAAGCGGAAGCCAAGGCCATTGATAGCCTGGGCAGATACAAATTCGCCATGTTTGGATATTGGGCAGGCATATGGGTGCATCTGAATAGGATCGAAGGCAAGCGCCGCCCTAATCCCTTTGCCCATATTGTGAAGGCAGCAAAACAATGATTGACGTTAGCAGTCCACGCCGCAAGCTTAGAGCGGAACAAAAGATGGCGGCATATGATCGCTTTCCAAAAGCCGTACGCGCCGCTGTGGCAAATGCGGATAAGCCTGTTGACGTATTCTGGCTTTCATCAATGCAACTAGGGGGCTTTAGCGAAAGGGAACTTTTGAGTTTGATCCGGGGGCAGAAAAATGTTTGAAAGTCATCAACCTCGAATTGCTGCATATGCCAAGCGCGGCCCGGATGAATTCGCGCGGGTTGTTACGTTTGTATATGCAACAGTGCAGCGATCCCTTGACACTGTACCAGGCGCAATGAAGGATATTGACCGGGAAGGTATCGAAAGCAAATTCTTGTGGGGCTTCAAGCGCGATGCCTATCAGCATGTGCAGGACAATAAGGCGTCAATCTATAATGATGCAATGGAATTATCCTGCACTGCTGATCCGGATCAAGCTGAACGGGAACTGCTCGCCATGTTTGGCGCTATGCCTGGGCTCGGATTAGTCAAAGGCGGATTTGTGACGCAACTAGCCTTTGGCCTCGGCGGCTGCATTGACGGTCACAATGTAAATCGTTTTAAAGTATTGGCGGGACGTAAAGCCCTGCCTATCTATTTGCGTGCTTGGCATTATAAGAGGTCTCGCCCTGCCAAGCGTGCAGAATATCTTACTGCCTACCAGGCATTGCTACGGCGTGCTGGAGGTTGTGAGGCGCTGTGGGATGACTGGTGCATTTATTTGCGCTCTCGGTTCCCGGCCAAATACGAAAGTGCAGACTACGTTTCCAGGCTTCATTGTGAAGCCCTGGGATTATAGCAAACAGGAGAAAGACTATGAAGACACTATCCGGAATTGACATGAATAAGCCCGTGTCTGATGAAGCGTTTGACAAGATGCCGGCGGGGTACTCGCCGGAATTGAAAGCAAACACGCGAGCAGAGCGTGACTTTCTTAACTCGGTCATGCGCTTGCCGCCTTTGGATGCAGTCGGAGCTTTGGACCGGATGAGGGCAGCTTGTGAAGTCATCCTTGGTAACCTTGCCGTCTTTGCGTTGGCGGAAAGCAAAAAGGATGTTCCAGCAGATGCAACGCGGCCTATCGGCGATATCTTTAATGAGGTATTGCGAAAGCAGGAAGCGGATGCTGGCTCTCGGGCACCGGCAGGCGCGGTGCTCAACTAACGGCATCTCTATGCCCTGGGGCAATGTCTCAGGGCATTAGGATATCGCTAGTGATATCTTGACAACGGAGTAAGACGATGAAGCGCCGAAACAAAGCAGATAAAGAATATGATCGCAAAAGAGAGTGGCATTCATTTTTCCCCATCTGGCCTAGGCGGCTTGAGGAAGGGCGCTGCTGTGCTTTTGAGGAAATAGAGCGCAAGACGCAAGACATTGATCCGAAGGCACCGAATTATCATCCGGCAAGCTCATACTTTCCGCAGCAGAAAAGCAGGTGCTATCGACCGGATGCAATCATTGATGACAACATCATTGAATTCAAGCCAAGCTTTCGCGGCAACGGGAAACTACAAAATGATTTTTATGATGCGCATATTCAAAAGAATTTATGAACCGCCTGCCACTTGTGCTATGTGGATGGCATGGAATGTTCCCATGCTGCATTGGCTGGCAAAAGCCCTGTTTGATTTTGCCATGGGGCAGAAAGGAAAACGGATAAAATGAGAAAAGCATTTGAGGTTTACGATCCCTTTCTCTTTAATTCGCCGCCCTGGGTTGCGAAACTGCTGGAGGATAGTTTCAATGATCCCAAAGGGAAACCCATGTGGGATGCAAGACAGCCGGAGCAAGCAGACCGTTTGAAGGCGCTCGCCCTGGGTATCAAGCAATTCTTGGCACAGTTGCCGGATGGTGCAGAGATAGGAACGGCATCATTGGCCGAAAGGCTGCATCCTGCCCGATACGATGATGACAAATTCCGCAAGTTTACGATAGCTCGCATATGCCAATGCCGCTATTGGAATTTGCTGGACACTCACTTCTATTCGTCACCGGACCGGCGCTGGAAGAAGCCTAGGACGTTCTATAAATATCACAATGGAAAGGGAAAGACAGATGGCTCGCATTCTTAAATTGAGCCAGCTTAAAGAAGCTGGATTTTGCAAAAGTTCACAGCGGTTGTTCTATAATCGCTTTGGTAAGAAAACAACCGTAACCAAGGCCAGGGTGGTGCGCTATGCCATGGTTTTCGACTGGTACTGTGGCATTGAACTCATTGCAGATTATGAACAACGTGTATTGTTTACGCAAAAGGCTACGGAGGCTTATAGCGTCCGTGGCAAAATTTACCACGCGATTGCAGACCGGTATGAGCGAGATTATATCAAGCTGTGCGATAGGCTTTGTGGTGGCTGGATCAAACACAACACCTTTGACAGAAAGTTCAAAGTGTTGGTCAAAGAACGTAAAGAAGCGAAAGGTGCAGCCAACATGAATTTCCGGCGCTCACTCGCAATCCCATTTTATGAGGCTTACAATGGCAAACTCTGAAACTGCAAAGTTTCAAGCCTGGGCTGCGAAAGGTCATTGGACTAACTGGGTTCGGAAGCCTGAAAGGGCGGAGGATTTGAAGCACCTGGTTATCAATGAGCTTTCGCGGCTGGTGTATACGGAGCGCATTGGCACCACAAATCTTGTGGATCGTATCTTGCCTGGGCTTGATGATATTGGCCGCGCCTATGTGACCGTAGGGCTCAATCATCTGCGGAAGGAAGGCAAGCTCAATCGTTGCTACTCGCGCGGCGTCAAAAACCCGCGCACATTCGGCCACCGCTCGCTTATCTGGCATAGTCCATTGATCCCATACGTGGGCGTCGATGCAACAGAAGAACCTATCGACGGCACAGAAGGGCTGGAGGACATGTTATGATGCAGTATGGAACTCATAAGACCCCTTATGATGCAGTATGGAACTCATAAGACCCCACTAAATGAGCGTGAGAAGTTTGTTCTGTGGGTAAGAAAACTTGAACCAGCCCCGACTTTTTTGAGTATCGGGAAGGCTATGAGTTTGAGTGCGTCTAGTGTATCGCGCCTATATCATATAGCTTTGGAGAAAACGCGATATCAGCAACGGTTGACGGAGGCAGACAACATAATTGAACTGTTCAAAAAATGCAGTGCTTCCCTGACTGATATTCACTGCATCCCTTTAGACCATATCCGGATGAATACCAGGACAAGAATAGTTTTATCAAACCAAAACATTCATAACATCAGGGATTTACTGGCGTTCGCTGGGTTCGCCAATTGGGAAGGCATATTGCGGCGGCAACCAAATTGCGGGCAGAAGACCTTGTTGGAAATCAAAAGCATTCTGCGGCGAATTTGTGATGCACACGATTATAGGATCGCGTACATTAAAGCGCAGGCGCAGGATCATGCTTGGATAAATTCCAATGGTTTATAGAAGACCAGACAATTTTATTGACGATCCGCATATGTTTAAGGACGGCTCATGTTCGTGCTGTACCAGTTGTCATATCCACATTTGCGCCAGACACAAAGACGGAAGACCAGTGTGCGCGTACGGTGGAATATATGAAGGGTATCAATCGAATGGAATTTCCTCAGCGCCTTCCGACAAACAGTAGGGGCCACCCGGCTCTAGCTCATAGGCGCGAAGCTTGCCGGTCTTCGACAGTGCCTTGATTGCCGTCTTTGCCTTGGCCTCGGTCCATGATTTCATAGTTGCGATGCCAGGGACTAGAGTGTGATAAGGGACGGCGTTGTCTTTGCCAAACACTCCCATTGTGCGGAGCACGAAACCTACATCGGAAGGCAGCAGCCGGTCTTTAATCGGCAATTCATCTGCCTCAGCAAAACGGAATGCCATGCTATCCATGATTTGTTCAGCTTTCAGATGCCAGGGCACAGCCGGTGTTTCGGCATCCTTGTGCCACCGCGCCCAAACCTCAGCAGTGCCATTGGCTTTATCGGCCACAAGCTCAAGTCCGCTATCGAAGCCAGCACGCAACGCAGACGATCCGCGCTCGCCTCGGTTGGCATCCTTGCCGGTGTGATGGAGGCAGAGCACAGTGCAGCCAAGCTCACGCTTTAGCATTTCCAGGCATTCAACCGTGATGCCCGCATCCTTCGCGCCGCTTTCGTCCAGACCGGCCATGAGGCGGGCAAGGGTATCCACTACCAGCAGGCGCACCTTTCGCCCTCCAAGCTTATCCTTGATGGCCTGGACCATCTCTGCAATCTGCCCTTCCATAGCAACGTGGGGCATATAGGTGACGACATGAAATGGCACCGGACCCTCAACATTGTGCAAAAGCTTCCAGGCAGGGCGGCGCACCTTGCCTATGCCGGTCGCACCCTCGGCTGCGATGTAAACAACGTCACCAGCTTCGACGGCACCCCATTTAGGATTGCCAGAGGCAATGCACATCGCCCAGTCCAGGGCGAGAAATGTTTTCCACCCTTTGCTAGGCGCGTAGAGCATTACCAATTGATCAGCAGGCAGAACATTCGGCAGCAGCCAGGTTGGAGGCGGCAACGCGGATTGTTCTTCTTCACTCAGCGGCGCATACTTCGAAGGCTTGCTCGGTTCCGTATAGACTTGCCCTTCGAAATTTGCGAACTGGACCTTGGGGTCTTGCACAGCCCAAACACCAGCCTCGTTCTGACGGTTCTTTACACCGCTTGCGGCGACTGTATGCAATCGTTCCAAATCACCTTCTGTGCCAGTTCGCTCATACCACTCTTTGATGATATCATAAATCGCTGTGTCACTGAGCCCCATGTCGGCAAGCTCGGCGCAGTGAGCATAGGTTGTATCGTCAATGGTTCCCCATTCAGCTTTAGGCCAAGTCTTCGCGGCGTCACGGCCTCTCTGAATTGCAATTGGCAAATCCTGCACATGATCCGGCGCGGCAATTCCTTGAGCGCCTTCCTTTGGCCGCAACGCCTCAACAATATCTTCAAGGATCGGCTGCGGAGGCGTCTTGTCAATGACCTTGTAGTAGACGCCATTGATGACGGAGGGGGGCATAAGCACATAGGAACCTATTCCTCGTGTATCAATCTTTTTAACCAGTTTGCTGGAAGATGGCGGCAGAGCACCCTTGTACCACATATGCAATCCGCCCCTGGGGGTACGGATTGTAAAGGTCGCCGGAAGCTTTCCATAAACCATTTCGAGTTCATCTATAGCTTCCGGCGCGTCAACGTCGATTACGCAGCAACCAGCAGCATGGGGGCTGCAACCGATGTTGAAGTTCGGATTACGGGACCACCAGGCGTTAATTTGCGCGGGGTCTGTAGACGCAGCTTTGAAACCGCCTTCGGCGGCAGGAGCTTTCTCGTTCTCCACGCATGGGAAAACGGGAATTCCTCGTTCGGCGTACCTCAGTGCTGCCTGATGTTGCGCGGATTTTTCCATTTGACCTGTCTAAAATTGTATGCTACATTAAGATCAGGAGCGCAGAAATGTCAATAAAAATTTCACCCGCTATTCTAGAGGCGACCTACGAACTTCTTCGGTCAACGTGGCCAAAAGATTTGCGTAGACTTCCGCACGCGGAGGATATATCATTCTCTGTAATCGCAGACAAGGGAAATCGTGGAGAGTTTTATGTAGACGCGAATGGCACACCCTGGATCGTCGCATCACAGCCTTGCCATCATACGTTGGATGAGCTTCTTAGGACTGTGGCGCACGAGATGTGCCATCTATACGAATATCTCTATGGTGAGCGCAAAGACATTCATCATGGGGCCTGGTTCAATCGAGTGGCAAACCGAATTTGTCGGGTCCACCAATTTGATCGCGGAGCATTCTAATGAAGCGGCTTTGGAAAACAGATAAATTAGTTGAAAAGGATAAGGCAATGATGTACAATGGGCCAGTTGAAATGCCACAGAAATATCCGCCTTCCTATGATCTGCATGGCACGACAATGGAAGAACAATTCAAAGCTGGAGGCATTCAAGTTTTTAACGGCGGTGCCGCTTGGCCTCTGGACATGGAGAAAACAGACATCCAGATTGAAGATATCGCCCATGCGCTTTCAATGAAAGTACGCTTCACTGGGCACTGTATCGAACCCTACAGCGTCGCACAGCACAGTTGCCATGTATGCGACTTAGTTCCGGAAGAAGACAAGCATGAAGGATTGATGCACGATGCAGCCGAATACGTGCTGCCTGACCTGCCTTCGCCCGTGAAGGGGCTGCCGGAAGTCCGAGCCTGGTTTAAGCCAATTGAACATCAGGCTGAGAAGGCCATTGCGAAGCGGTTTAACTTACGCTTGCCTTTCCCGCCTTCAATCAAATTGGCTGACAATGGAATGGTGCTATTCGAGCGCAGCAAAATCCTGAAGCCCGCAAAGTTTCCTTGGATGGCATGGACAGTCCCTGGTGATCCGGCCTTTATCTCAGACTTCGAGGTATGGGGCTGGAAACGCGCAAAGCACGAATTTTTGGCCCGTGCTGCACGGCTGGAGATACGCTGATGCGTTCTAAAGTTGATGCACTTCGCCTTCGTGGGCTTCTGTCTACTGACATGTCATTAGAGGACACACGGATTGACAGGAATGGGCACACCAGGATTGTAAAGCTGGAAAGGGATGGTGACTATAATACCATTCATAACCGGCGCCTGGAGAAGATCGCAAAAGCAAATCGGGATCATTGCCGGTGGCGCAAACAATTTTTACGACAGGCTAGAGCACATTGAAACTGCAATTTGTCGATAAGACCGACAAGTTCGTATTGACTGTCCCGCGCGGGAGTAAGCCCACGGCGGCTGAGTTGATTTCGGACTACGGCATGAACATGAGTTCCACCAGGAGCACAGCGGCTGAGGCTTGCTTGTTTACTGACAACTATTACACGGCGGCACCCTTCGCAGAATATGGAGATGACTATGCTCGTTCAAAACTCAGATGGATTACGAACGCAGTTGATGAAAGCTGGCTCAAAGATAGCAGCGCAAACATCGACTGTCCTGCTGACAAAGAACTATGGGGATTTCAGAAAGCTGATATATCTTATATCAAGCGGCGCGGTGGAGGTCTGGTCGCTGACGAGCCGGGGCTTGGTAAGACGCCCATCGCCATCTGCTACGCAAATGAGATACATGCGAAGCGGGTTCTTGTTATATGTCCTGCCTCCATCCGCCTTCAATGGGCAACCCGCATTCGAGAGTGGACACAAATGCGCTGGCCCTATGTCGTCTATCCAATACTCAGTTCCAGCCGTGGTGTTCACCCTACAGCAGAGTGGACTATAGTTTCCTATGATCTTGCAAGGTCACCGGGGATTGGTCGTGCTCTCGCCAAAGGCCTATACGATTTGATCATCCTTGACGAAGCGCATATGCTCAAGACAACTGACAGCATACGCACCCGTGCGATATTTGGCGATTTAGAAACGGGGACATTCAGAGAGAAACATACCCATGAAAAAATCTTCGACAGCCTTGCCTCGCGATGCGGCTCCGTTCTTAGCCTCACAGGTACTCCCCTCCTCAATCGACCGCGCGAAGCTTATACGCTCGCTCGCGCCCATTGCTGGGACAGTATTGACTACGCCTCCGAAGATGTGTTCTCCGAACGCTTCAACCCGATGGTCAAGAAAGAAGGCATCCGCAAAGACGGCTCCACGTTCATGTACGTTGACGAAAGGACCGGGCGTCATCAGGAACTACAGTACCGATTGAGAGCGAACTTTATGACACGCCACTTGAAGCGCGATGTTCTCACTCAATTGAGGCTTCCGGTGTATGATCTGATCCTCGTCGATAAGACCGGCGCTGTGAAGCAGGCCCTCGAAGCTGAGAGCCTGCTTGACATTGATCCGGAGCAATTTGATCCTTACAACATAAAAATCCTGGGCCACATTGCGGTCGTGCGCCGGATGATGGGCATTGCTATTGCGCCGCAAGTTGCCGACTACGTTGACATGCTGATTGACGGCGGCGAAACTAAGATCGTCGTCTTCGCATGGCATGTAGATGTGCTCAACATTCTGGAGCGCCTGTTGCACAAGCATGGAGTGGTCCGCATTGATGGCAGCGTGCAATCCCAAGACAAGCAGGATCGTATCAACGAATTCATCCGCAACCCTCGGAAGAACGTCATCGTCGGCAACATGCAAGCTATGGGTTTGGGCACCGATGGACTTCAAGGCGTAGCAAATCACGCTCTCTTGGCCGAACCCGATTGGGTGCCAGGTAACAACGTCCAGGCTGTAGATCGGCTTGATCGCTTTGGCCAGAGGCGCACGGTCATGGCTGATATCTTCGTGGCACCGGACAGCATCGCGGAAAAGATATTGGCGTCTGCCTTGAAGAAGGCGGGCAACATTCACAACGCGCTTGACAAGCGAACGCTCGTATAGTAGATTGATTATAGGAGAACATCATGATTAGACGCGAAGACAGGCTTTCACGTAGACCTTGGCCCGCAGGCGAGCGCACCACATTGGACGCGAACAACGCTCGCTGGTCTATTGACGCGAAGAACCCTCGCACGCTGCATCCTACAAAGGGCTGGCGCAGGGTGAACCCAAAGGTGACACTTGCGTCAACGATTGTTGGCATGGTGAAGTCGGGCCGGATGCGGTACGAGCTTTTGGAAATCAAGTCTGCACTGCAAATTGCGGGAGCCAAATGAGCGAGCAAGAATTACACGAGGTAAAGATTGCCGACATAGAGGAAGTTCAGACGTTCCTGCTGTACGCCATAGTTACCTTTAAAAGCGGGTACGGAATTATAATCACCGTTCCTGCCGCCCACCAGTTGATGCAGATGATCGGCGACGAACGACTGCTGAGTGTAACAGTTAAGTACGGAGACAGAAAACATGCCGAAACAATTCATTAGTTTCCAAAGCCGGGGGAAAGATGGTCCCCTCGCTACTGTTGTGCTCGCCACTGACAAGATCATCGCAATTGAGCGTCAGCTTTCGAGCGCGGCTGTGCTTATCAACGGCGCTGCCTGGTCAATCTCAACCAGCGATGCGCTTCGCATCTCCAAAGAATTGCTGGCGGAATAATGCAACAGCAACGGATCGAGCTTAACGAAATTGCCTGTATCGAATTCTATCCCGATACAGCGATTGTCCATATGCAAGGTGGACGCTACTTCAATCTCGATCCGGAAGTGGCAAAAGACTTGCAACTGCAATTGAAGGATCGACTGCTGAAAGTCATGTCGGTCTTTGGTGACCCACCAAAAATAGGAGAAGTGAAATGATTACGAATGGTACTGTGTCCGTCGAAGACGGCAAGAAAGCAATCGAAGAATATGCACCGGCCCGCAAGGTCCGCGTTGAACTGAGTTTCACCGTTGATGAAGGCGCGGACTACAATGCCGTGCTCCATGACGCTGCCACCCTGGCCGACAAGAAGGTGAAGGAACTGCTCGGCCAGAAGGCTTCCGCCGCCAAGGGTTCTGCTGATACCAGCGCTGCGGCTGCTGTCATCACTGACGACAAGCCGAAGACAACGCGCAAGAAAGCTGCGGAGACACTGCCCCCAGTGGAAAGCTTTCCTCTCGATGGTGCCGCATCCACGGCGCAGCCGAAGGCCGATGAAGCCAGCATTGGCGACGATATTCTAGGCGGTGATCCGGCTGCACCAAAGGTCGATATTTCCGACAAGGCTCTCTACGACCTGGTTGTGTCGATCAACGCCAAGGTGAAGAAGCCGAAGGAAATCACTGAGCTTATCACGAAGTTCTGCCCCCAGGACGGCGTTCCGCCATCCCTCAAGCGGGTGCCAGAAGGCAAGCGTGTTGAATTCATCGAAGCTGTGAAGGCATTCGCTGCCTCGCAGAAGTAAATTTTACGTGCTATCTCCAGGCAAGTCGAAGCCGCAACAGCACGTAATAATAGGGTGAGGGACTATTCTGGAGTATCCCTCACCCGTCCGATTATGTATATGTGACTTAGGACGCGAACATATGACACAGGAAATTGAACACTCACCACTCGGCGCTTCCGGTGCCGCGCGATGGATGGCTTGTGGAGGCTCCGTTGAGTTGGCCAAAGCCCTGTCCGAAAGTCCGGATGAAGATTACTCGGTCGATCCCGAATGGCGCAAGGAAGGCTCGGCGGCGCACGTTGCTGCTGCCCAATGCGTAGCGCATGGATTTGATGCCTGGGAACTGGGCGACCGCATCCTCGAAGGTGTACCCGCAACCAAATTGGAACTGGAATGTATCCAGACCTATGTTGACTATTGCCGCAAGGTTGCGAAAGAAGACGATGAGGTTTTTGTCGAGCACACCATCGGCGAAAAGGTCGAAGACCGGCCTCATCCTTCATTCTTTGGAACTGTGGACTTCGCTGTGTTCAATTCCGAACGGCTGCATGTCGTAGACTTCAAGTACGGCGCAGGCATTGTCGTTGATGTGAGGCGGAACAAGCAGTGCATGTATTACGCCTACGGCATCCTGCGGGATATCGAGCGTGAGCATGGGTCAATTGACCCGGACTTCCCAGTGAAGATCACGATTGTTCAGCCTCGAACGTTTGAGGAAAGTCCAATCAAGGTTTGGGATACCACTGCCGGTGAAATTTTTGAATGGGCTCGTGATGAACTTCTGCCCAAGATGCGGAACCCAGGCAACGCCTACGCTGCCGGTGAGCACTGCCGCTTCTGTCCTGCCAAGATCGCCTGCCCTCTGTTGAAGGGAATGTTCGCTGTAGCTGCGACTGCCAACACCAAATGGTTGAAGGATGCAAGCCACCTTACCCTTGGCCAAGAGTGGTTGATGATCGCGCCGGTCAAGATGTATATCAAGACCGTCGAAGAAGAAAATTTCAACCGCCTGAATGCAGGCGTCGAAATCCCCGGCGTCAAACTGGTGCAGAAGAAAGCGCACCGTGTTTGGAAGTCTGGTGCCACCGAAATCTTCCAGAAAGAATTTGGTGACCTGGCTATGACAGCGCCGGAATTGAAGTCGCCCGCCGAAATGTCGAAGCTCGGAAAGTCAGCCGATGAGCGGGTGAAAGAATGGGCATACATTCCCACCACTGGGTATACAGTCGCGGCAGCAAGCGACGACAAGCCTGGTATTAAAATGAAGACCGCACAGGAAACGTTTGCAAATGTTGTGCAAACGTGATATAGATTGAGAACCCTTCGGAATTAACCGAAGGCATTTTAGGAGTAAAATCCATGACTGAAGCAACTAAGACTGATCTGTCATTTACGTTCAATGTTCCCGTTCGCGGGGTATACCTGAATGTGTTTGATGCCAAGCCGTTCAAGAAAAACGGCAAGGAAGTCGGTGACCCGAAATTTGGAATTACCCTCATGATGCCTACCGACTACGGCGAACTGCCGGGGTTGAAGGCAAAGATCGCGGAGGCCGCGCGTTCCAAGTGGCCAACTCGAAACCTCTCTGAACTGAAATTCCCTCTTGGGACCGGCGACAAGGCTGCTGAAAAGGCCAAGGCGAAGGGCAAGAACCGGGACTTCATGAAGGGACTTCTCGTGCTCACTGCACGCAGCAAGTTTCCGCCAACTCTGTCTGTGCTTGAGGGCGGAAAGATCATCACTCTTGAAAGTGATGCGTTGAAAGCCAAATACAAATCGAAGTTCTATTCTGGTTGCTTCGTCGCGGCCAGTGTCAACTTCGTTCCGTATGAAGCTGACGGCGATGATCCTGATGGCGTCACCGCTTATGTCCAGAGCCTGTTGTGGGTGAAGGATGGCGAGCGGATCGGAGGCCGTGACCAGGCTGAGGTTTTCAAATCTTACATGGGCACCACGACTGACGAAGACCCATTGGGCGGCGACAACCTGGATGACGATATTCCGTTCTGAAACCTTCGATCCCACGGGACAATCAACCAGTAAGAACGGATAAAGTGGAGCGGGTTCTTTTGCAGACTGCGGTCTTTAAGCCCTTAATGCAAGAGTTGAAAGTCCTGCTCCACTTTTTATAACAGGAATGCAATGTCGAAGAAATGGATTTGCTTGGACTTTGAAACCGCGTCAGGGTGTGACCTGAAAAAAGCGGGAGCGTATGTCTATGCAGAAAACCCCACAACAGAAATTACGGCGCTGTGTTATGTGACACACTATGGATACGGGTATGAGCTTGATCCTGCCAAGCTTTCGCCGGAAGACAATCCCGGTCTGCTTGCAGAAGTCAATGACCCCGAAGTCATGTTCGTAGCGCACAACGCTGCATTTGAGAGGGCCATCTGGCGTGAGATAATGGTCAAGCGTTTTAATTGGCCTGATATTCCCATTGAACGCTGGCACTGCACTATGGCAGTTGCTCTTATGAAGGGATTACCGGCCAAGCTCGATGTGCTCTCTACCGTCCTGGGCTTCGGCGGCAAGGATATGGAAGGGAACAAGGTTGCCCTCGGCCTCTCCAAATTCAATAAGAAAACCGGGATGCTGGATCATAGCCCTGCTCTGATCCGAAGAACGTCTGCTTACTGCATGGACGACGTTGAAAAGGAAGTCAAGGTTCTTCGCCGCACCCACAACTTTTATGGTGGCGAACGCAAAGTGTGGGAGATGGATCAACGTATCAATGACCGTGGCATCCGCATTGATGACAAATATGTTCACGCTTGCATGGGTGTTGTCCAGCGAGCGTTGCCACCATTGCTGACGCGCTTCTCTGAATTGACTGGTGGATTGAAGCCGACCCAGGGTGAGAAGTTGAAAGGTTGGCTTTCGGCCAATGGATTGGAGATTGATAGCTTAAACAAGGAAACAGTTTCCCGCCTTATGGGCGAAGAGCTGGAGGACGGTCCAGACAGCGATCAAATAACCCAGCCTATTACAATGCCGCCTGTCTGCCGGGAGGCGCTGTACATCCGTGGACTTGCTGCTAGTGCGTCTGTCAAAAAGCTACCAGCGATGCTTGCGTGCCAAGGAAGTGACGGACGGGCTCGTGGACTTATGCAATACCACGGTGCTGGACCAGGACGTTGGGCGGGACGAATTCTCCAGCCGCATAACTTCCCGCGTGCGGGACTTGACGTTGGAGATAACCAAACAGCTTCGCCTGATGAACTCATGGCTGCGATTATGGAAGGGGATGACAGCTACCTTAGAATGGTCTTCGGTGAACCTATCGAAGCCGTATCAGCCGGATTGCGTCATGCTCTCGTATCGGATGAAGATAAAACCTTCCTCATCGCTGACTTCAAAACCATTGAGGCAAGAGTTGTTCTAGCAGTCGCTGGACAACATGACGCCCTGAAAAGTTTCACGGAGGGTGACCCGTACTCTGCGATGGCGGAAAAGATATTCCATACTCCCGTGAACAAGAAAGATCAGCCAGAGTTGCGACAGACCGGCAAGAACACCATCCTTGGCTGCGGCTTCCAGATGGGCGCACCGAAGTTCCAGATGCGCTACTGCCCCAAAGAAACGATTGAATTCGCGCAGAGTTGCATTGATGCCTATCGCAAAGACTTGGCTCCGAAGGTCGTTGAACTTTGGTATGGGCTTGAACGTGCTGCGACTGAGGCGGTATGGAGCGGTGAACCCCAGGAATACAATGGCATCGTCTACATACCAGAAGGCGAGTGGTTGACATGCTTGCTGCCGTCCGGTCGCAAGCTTTGGTACTATGGACCACAGAAGACAATGAAGCCTATGCCCTGGGATATCAATGACGTTCGCCCTGGTTGGTCGCACCTGACCTACAAGGCTGGTCGTTTGATCAGGCGTGATGCCTACGGCGGCTTGCTGACTGAGAATGTAGTTCAAGGCATGGCCCGCGATTTGCTCGTCCACTGCGTGTTTCTGTGTGAACATGAACAGATACCAACCGTGCTAACCGTACATGACGAAAACGTTTGCGAAAGTCATACCGAACGTGCTAAGTTGTTCAGAGAATTGATGACGAACACTCCCGACTGGGCAAAGCAATACAAGATACCAGTTGAAATTGATTTCATGCAGGCAGACAGGTACAGGAAATAATGGCTAGGTTCGATCACGGCGGCGGATGTGCTTGTGGGCTGGAACGATATTGTGATTGCGGCCAAGAACCACGAAACACGGAGAAGGCAGTCATGGCTAGACGTAAGGCTGCGAAAGTTGTCGAACTGAAGAAGATCAACAGCAAGAAGAAGGGATCGCGTGGTGAACTTGAACTCGTCCATCATCTTATCGACCGTGGCTTCGATGCAAGACGCGGACAGCAATTCAAGGGAACCCCTGATAGTCCCGACATTGTTTCTGAAATGCTTACTAAGGCGGGCATTCATATTGAATGCAAAAGGGTTGAAGCAGGAAACCTTTATAACTGGCTTGAGCAAGCATCGGAAGACGCCGGTTCCGCCGTCCCTGTTGTTATGCACCGAAGAAGCGATAAACGGTGGGTAGCAATATTAGACCTTGACGATTTTCTTCGTTTCGTCCATAATAACTACACATCCGACGGCATCATGTTTCAAACAAGGGAAGTATCAAATGGCAAAGATCAGTGACGCAGAACTCCGAGAGATGGTGACGCTTGCGTCGAAGTTTTCAAACGCGAAGGCCGCAGCCGACAGTATCAATATGCCGGAGAAAACTTTTCGGGATCGCCTTGCAATGGCAGCGAAGCGTGGCATCACAATCGCTGCCAAGCGTGATCCTCTCGCTCATGCTCAAACTCAGGTCCGTGAATTGCAGCATAAGCTTACTACTATCCATGCCCACAACGAAAGCGCCGAACAAGTCCGTAAGGATATCTATGGTCTTTCTGCTATCAATCCTAACCCTCCGAAGTGGGCTATTAAGTCACGAGGCAAAGGTGGTCACGGATCAATCCCATTTGCCTTCTGGTCTGACTGGCACTATGGAGAAGTTGTCAACAAGGAAGAAACTGGTGGCGTCAATGAATACAACCGCGCCATTGCCAAAGAGCGAGTGAAGCGCCTGGTTACAAACACTATTCGCTTGGCCAAAGGCTTTGCATTCAAGGACGGATCGCCGCCTCCAGAAGGCATGGTAGTCGCCCTGGGCGGCGACATGATATCTGGCGATATCCATGAAGAACTTGAGGAGACAAATGACGGCACCCCCTTGCAAGGCGTCAGTGATTGTCTTGATCTTCTCATATGGGGCATCGACGAAGTGAAGAAAGCCTTCGGCAAGGTCTTCGTTCCCTGCGTTGTGGGCAACCATGGTCGCACTACGAAGAAGCAGCGTGCCAAGCAGGCCGTGTATCTATCTTATGAATGGAACCTCTATTGCATGTTGGAAAGGTATTATCGCAATGACCCGAATGTTACAGTCTTCGTTCCCGGAGAAACTGACGCCTTCTTCCGCGTTGCTGGTCAACGCTTCCTTCTCACTCACGGAAATGCTTTGGGCGTTAAAGGGGGAGATGGCATCATTGGAGCCCTCGGACCAATCGCTCGTGGTGCAGTTAAACTGCGAAGTTCGGAATACAAAATCGGGCGTGAATTTGACTATCTTATCATGGGACACTGGCACCAAGAAATCTGGCTCCCCCGCGTCATCGTGAACAACGCGCTCAAGGGATACGACGAATACGCCCGCCTGTTCCTTCGCGCTGATCCAAGCCGCCCGTCACAATGCCTATGGTTTGTCCATCCAGAGCACGGCATCACTGCCCGCGTGTCGGTGTATGTGGACGATCCCATCATTGAACAGAAGCAACGCAAATGGGTAGAAATACAGAAGTAATGCTGCCAGAGCAATTCAAGAACGCACCAGGAAAAAAGTTTGACGCAGGCAAATCGCCGGTCGTCCGTGGCTTCATGCGCTACTTCCCACGCGCTATCTTGGCCGTTGCTGATGTGTCAGCCTATGGGGCCAAGAAGTACGATGTGTCGTTTGAAGATCAGGACTGGCGTAGTGTGCCGGATGGCGAAGGCCGGTACGCAGACGCGGAAGGGCGGCACCTTCTCAAGGAAGCCATCGCTCCCCTGGACAAGGAAAGCGGCCTGAAGCACAAGCAGATGAAAGCCTGGAATGCTATGGCGGAACTGGAACTTCATTTGACTGAACTAGAAAAACAGGGTATAGTCAATTTTGATTGACGTAACCCAACCCTAGAAAGGACCGTGTCATGAAGAAAGAACTAGCCGTGCTTTCCCTTCTCGCCGTGCTATCTGCGTCACCCGCAGCCGCGCAGACTTGCTATCCCCCGGAGCTTGTCATCAAGGCCGAAACTATGGACGGCTCCATTGCTGTGTCCATGACCTTGGAGGAAACTACAGCGTTCCGGAAAGAGCTTACCAAGCTTTTCCCTCAGCCCGACACAAATTTTGACAGCGCCATCGCGTTCACGCAATCTGCGAACAAGGTGACGCGAGTTGTGTATTTCTTCAACGGATGCGCGACGAAGTTTGTTGATTTGTCTTCGGACGACTTCATCAAGATCATCACAGGTACACCAGCATAATGGCAAAGCGTCAGCGGCCTACAGTAGAAGTGAAGCGGGCTTTCATGATTATGGAAGCCACTTCATACAATGGAGGATTTTCCAATTACATGAACATGATCATGCTGGAGATGGAACTTGAAATGCAGGATGCTGGCTACATGGCTCCCTACAAGTGGACGTTCTCAGGCGGTGACGGCTACGCTGTGCCGGTCGTCATGCACTGCCAAGTAACTTAGATTTGTACCAATTTGGTACATAAACCAACCTGTAACCTGTTTTTATTTTTGAAAAGACAGGCTATAGCCTGTCCCGTTAACCTTTACGCTTTGTGATAACAGGATAGTAACATGATCAGGATTACAATTGACTTATGCCCTGGCGGAAACGAAAGCAAATCTAGAACCATTGGTCAGATTGACATAGCAAACGTTGGCGTCGATGCTAACAACTATGGCAAATACAAAGTTGTCATGAAGAAAACTCCGCCATTCAAGGGAGCCCTCAAGACTGCCTGGAAATCAGGTGTCTATGATGGCAAAACCGAAGACGATGCAGTCATGCAGGGATGGGTTGAAGGCCATCATCGACAGCTTCGCGGCGTCTATGATCTTCTTTACAGTGCTCTTAAAGCTTGCGGCATGGATAGCCGACAAAAGGGTGTTATTACTTCTTCCGGGTAAATATTGACTTGGCGTTTGTGATCGCACTAGACACAAGTCCACGGTTCAGCCACTTGGTAAGCAAGTCTTTGGCCGGAACCACAATGAAGAAGCTCAGAATGATTTGCCCTTCCCAATCGGCAATCGGCCCTGGCAAAGCGGCGACGTTCCAGTCGAACAGGAATATGCTGTCCAATACCACAGCGCCGTAGTGAGCCATTGTGATAAAGGCGAAGCCGGGAACAATGAACCTGGTTGACCAATGTTCCATGAGAAGTTTGTTCATCATGAGCTTCTGCCGGTTCGTTTCAATCTCAGCTTCCATGTACCGTTCAAGGGCGCCAGCTTCAAGCCGGGACTTCACGTTGCGGTAGTCAAGGTATCCGCCAAAGATGTTGCCAAGGCCGCCAGTTACTATGCTGGTGATGAACTTCCACATGGCTACTTATCTTTGAATTTCTTGTACAAGCCATAAAACGTAATGCTGACGCCAAGCATTACCATGGCAATGACCACGTACTGGATTATGTCTGAATAATAAGCAACGAAGGAAAGCTGATCAGCTTGATCACGGACTACATCCGCGACAGCGCCGGTGCCAGTTATGCCAGTTCCTGTTTGCACGGCCAAGGTTCCGTCTCCGCCTTCGGCAACATTGCCTTTTGTTCCCCGTGCTTCTTCGATTTGGGGGGTAGGTTTGCCTGTCTTCGGAAGCACAACAGGGGATTTTCCCAGCTCAGCCGGTGTGAAGTACAGCGCCGCTTCGTCAGCCCGCCTCTTGACCAGGCCAGCTATTTCACGCTTGGGATTGCCGCCCTTTACCCACATGCCGAACGCACGGGTGATCGCGGACTTGCTGCCGCCTTTGTTGATGAGCTTTCGGACAGTCGATCCACGGAACCCTTCGACACCAATGTTGAGGATCAAGCTGGCAACAGCGCCGTACTGGTTGCCATTGAGTTGCGGCACTACCATCGCGCTGATTGCCCTCTCGACCTCAGACATGTCATGCGCGAAGATTTCGCGTGACTGAGCCCTGGTTATCTTCATGCCACGCTTGACAGGATATTTTTCATCTGATGTGTGGCCGATACCTATGGTCAAAACCCCTACCCCGTCATGATAGGCCGTAAGCTTTTCACCTTCATGGTCTATAATAAACTGTTGGCCGCGCCTTGACGTTTTCATTTCAAATTCCTACCATGTCTTCTGGATCATCGTCATCGTCATCGTCATCGTCATAAACGACTTCCCGGCCAGTAAAACCACGAACAGTATCGCTCTCCCATAAGAGAATGCAATACCAGGCTATCGCAAATACTGCGGCGATTGACGGGATAATATCCGCAGCAGACGCGGCGATGATGCCAAGAGGCACAGCATCGAGAATTGACATATGTGGCTGGTGCATTCTTTTCTCCATAATTCCACCTTCCTTATATACTACAGGAAATACACATTGACAAGCCTTCTCAATTGGTCATCGGAGTTGATCCAAATCTCCAGTCCCACTTGGGTAAACCGCGTTTCAGGTTGCGTGGTGCTGCGCCAAACTTCAAGTCCCGCTTGAGTTACGCGGGCTATGTTCTGGTTTGGAAGCGTGCGTTCACGGAAGCGCCTAGGTGGAATTCCGAGTAGCCCCCGTGGGCCTTGCATACCTTGCCTAGTGAAAGGCGCGGGCATCAGTTAAACGCTTCAAGCACGAACTGGTTGATCGTGAGGTTGGTCGGGTTGGTGGCAACCGAGAACTGACCCGTGAATGATAATGTGCCAGCGTCAATAAGGTTCAATGATCCAACCACCGCAGCCGCGTTTAATGGTATCTGATCCATTTGGCCAACGCTGGCGGCGACACGCGCTTCACCGAGACACGCCCATCCGGTTGTCCAAAGGGAGCCCGAAGTTGCTGACCAACCATTTGCGCGGCACGTAATCAGAAATTCCATAGAAACTTGGCTGTTGGTTTTCGCCACGATGTTCATGCCAAGCGCAGCGGAAGCCACAAGCAATGTACCGGCAACGCCGCCATAACGAGCCCGCAGCGTCAATGTGCCCGGTGTAGTAACAACGCAAGACAACGCCCCCTTGATTGTCGCCTTGAGAGTGCGGCCAGGATACCAATAGCGGGCCGGGATGGGCGTGTCCGGTACCATAATGGTTTCTGTCGTAGAGTTGCTGATTGCCGTTGCATTGTCAATAGACGAATGCAGGGCTTCTTCCCAGGTTTGAAGTGACATAGCTTTCTTCCTTTAAGTTGCGATACGCGGGCCGAATGTCATAGCAGCTATTTCTGCTGCTGTCCATGCCACCCCAGTATCCGGGTTAAGATCATGACGATAGACGTAGCTTCTCGCCGCCGCAGTTATAGTTCGACCAGCCCCCTCTGCCGCCACGCCGTTTGTTCTTATCCGTGATCCTACGGTACGTGGACCAGCATCAGTTTTGAGGGCAACCAGACGAACAGACAACCCCTGGATTACGTCAGGTACGGGGGCAACGAAGCCAGCGTTCCCATACTCATCTGCTTGGCCTGGAGTTGATCCGAAGACGTAATCGGCAGAGCTTGCGATAAGCTCGTCCACATTCGAAAAATTGGTGGAGCCTGCGCTTCGGCCAAAGGATGCAATGCTGTCCGAGTTTGGCATAATCTGAACAGCACGAACATCACCAATCCAGTTGCTAGGTTCTCCTGCTACAACAGAACTATCAAGAAGCCAGAAATCATCAATCTGGTGGGCGGCAGGGTTATTTTGGCCACATACGCACTGAACGCTATTGATAAAAGAATTGGCTGTTATCTTGGTATCGACTGAAAGAACTTCAAAGTCATTGAAATCGCTACCGTCACGGCGGACTTCAAATGAACCAACGGCATCGCTGATAACAATTTTTATTTGGAAATGGTTCCAAGAACCGCCGCCAGCGAAGGCCCCGGAATACGTTCCGAGCAATGTTGCCACGTTTCCACGAAAGAACCTCATGCCACCGTTTTCGTCTATTGTAAATGAAAATTGAACAGTGGCATCGTCAAGAAATAGAAACCTATGCTCGCCGGTGGTGGCACCAGTTATACCAGACGTTCGCCTCAATGCAAAATTCAGTATTAGGGTATCTGTACTATTGAACCCAAACGTGTGTTGGAAATTGATATCGCCTGTCAAACCCGAAGTTACTAGCGCAAGAGATTGTCCTACTGCAAACCGCGAAGATGCAGATAATGTGCAATTGCTCAATGACGACCAAAGTGTGTTGCCTTCGGCTGTAGTCGCATAGAAGTCAAACCCATCACGGATGATAGTTGCCATTACAGGTTCCCCATGAGAAGAATTGTGGTGCCCGACAGGGTTGCGTTTGCCGGGGAAGGGCAAGTAACGAGAAGACGATCCCCGATTGCGAATGCAACATCAGAGAGGAAAGATATTACCCCGGTAGCCGAACCTGTGAACGTTATGGTGCCGATGACAGAGCCGGTGCCGCCTACCGCAGTTGCTTTCCGGATCGACAAGACGATTGCACCAGTGCTGGCGACAACAGCTTTGGCGTAGCTGTCAGGAAGGTTCGTAGGCAACGTAAACTCTACTGGCGCAATGATTTGGCCAACGACTTCGTTTGGCCGCATGAGGCCACCAGCGAAGATTTCAATTGCAATGCTTGTGACGCCAGAGCCTCCACCGCCTCCAGAGACACGACCGTTGTTGAAGTCAGCCTTGATAAGCTGCACCGGCCCCTGCCCCCGGCCTGAACCAAGACGACCGAGAATGTAACCAGCGGGTATCTTATCGCGGATACCACGTATGGTACGCTTGATAGCCATTACTTTTCTTCCATCTCTTTGATGCGGTTCTTCCAGCGCTGGCGGTCAATCTTGCCGAGCGCTGATTTAGACAACGCTATCATCTTGGTCGCCAGGTTGTCAATCGCTTGCCGTTTGTCATCAGGCGTCATACTCTTTTTATCCATGATCTTGTAGGCAATCGCCCGCATCTTCTGCATGGCTTCCGCAGTCCTGGTCAAGTTGACTTCCTCACGCAACTGTTCCCGCGCTGCGCGGACAGCAGCACGATCCCCGCGCTTCCGCGCCTGGTCCACATCGCCT